CCAATAGCATACATTACCGCTTCATGTAGTAATTCAATATCAGGGACCCCAACATTTAGAGTTTCAACCATTGATAATATCCTGTGTTGTCATTTGACTTATCTGATGCATCTCCATATCTTCAATCTCTTGAAGCTTATCTCTCGCTTCAGCAATAATCTGTATCTGACTATCTACTGATGCAACGATATCTGGATGTTCTGCAACACCCGCTGGATGATTGAGGTATACTGCCACATTAGTACGGGCACAATCTATCTCTGCTTCATATTTTCTTCGTAAAGAATTTACTATCTGTTGACTAAGCATTATATACCTCCTCAAATTCTTTATACAATTTAGATTCTAAACGATACGCCTCTTTCTCCCAAGGTTGGTCGTTATAGTTCATTCGTTCCTTGAATCTTTTAGTTTTCCACTGAACACCTCCAGTAAAATAATCGAACAGTTCACCTCTGGCAAATTGTTTTAGATGCACACATTCATGGGCAAGCCAAGTAAGTATTTGTGAAAAACTATGTTTAGTTGATGCGTCTAACTCAATACAAAACTCTCTAGGTTTATTAAGCTCGCCGGCGATATGACAGAATCCGTAAGCATCTTCTTTCTCTTTCAAGTCCTTTGTCAGTTTGATATCTAAAGATATATGTCTCGCCAGACGACCACCTAATAACTTATACACATAGAAATAGGCCGCATTGGTAAGATTTTCTACCAATGCCTTATTCTGAGTTCGATAACCTTCAATGTACAAGATCATCTTCTATCTCCTGCTCCCAATAGCGACAATAAAAATGTTCACCGAGGGCATCTATTTCCTGTTGAGGATAACCATTCTCAACCAGCCATTTTTTTACATCCTCTACACCTTCTGGTAACGGTTTAGGAAATCCGTATCTCCAACCAGAAGGAGGATCAATCATTTTAATCTTCATCCTCGCCTCACTGTACAGGTTCATCTTCTTCAAGCTCCTTAAAGATGTATTGAATGATATTATCTGTACCCTGTATAAGTTTTCGACATTTTTCAATATCATCAGGACCATGCTCAGAAATCACCACTTTCTGATCTGGGGTCTTGATCTGCAACTTCTCAATTTTGGGCATAATTATTGACATATTGGGCTCTCCTAGTTATTGCAATATATCATATATTATACCACATATGGGCAAAAAGGTCAATAGCTGTAAGTCATTGATTTATAAAGGAAAAGGGAATTAATTTTCCCTGTAAAATCAAGTACTTACGGGAACGGGCGGGAGGCAGACTCCCTGTAACTCATTGATTTATAAAGGAAAACTAAACCTTTATGCTGGTTCAAAATTATCAGTCCAACCATAAGCTTCTTGGACTGCGTTAGCTGTTAATCCTTTATATTTTTTGCTGAGATTCTTATCTTTAGCACAAATTATCAATTCAGCTTCATCTCTATGGAGACCTTCAAGCATCTGAATAAACAACATCTCTCTCCGGGCCCTATTAATATTTGGATTGCCTATAACTGGTTCCATATTAACATTATCTCGATGCATTTTCACATAATTATGACATTTATAAATTTCTCGATATAATTTGGTATGTTCTGTACCATCAGGTGCTTCATTTGGAATAAATGGAACATCACCTTCTGGCAACAACCATTCAATATTTGGGTCTAGTGCAGCCTTCAAAAACATCTCAAAAGCTTGTGATCTGTGTTCTCGCAATACAGCAATTTTCTTTGGTTTATCCTTTGCATTATTCACCTTAGTGCAAATCTCAGCAAACGATGGTGCATATGTTGATTGTTCTGGCATTTCAAAAATCTCCTAAATTATCTAACAATTTTGTAAGTTTATTATCAACAAAATAATTAAGCAAGTTGGACCTATCTCCTACTTTTGCTTCATTGTACTGTCTATTTATATCAGCCATAAGTTCGTCTGGAATAAAGCCCAAGTCAATCAAAGTCTCGTTTCTATTATAGTTGCGAATCCAAGTGTCTCTCGGACATTTGGCTAGATTATATAAATCAACAGGATCATGTTCATCCATCGCCTCTAAAATTGTGCTGATCGTTGTTTTTCTTAACGGTTTCTGTCGCTTATCTTCTACAAAGGTATCATCGGCCGATAGCACATTAGGTATGCCATCACTACGGTCACCTTTTAGAATATGCTCTTGCAGATATGCCTTGGGGTCTTGACCATTGACTATTTTCTTTGTAACAGGACTAAACTGATCGACATTAGGACCATGTAACTGAATAAAGTCTTTGTCGGATGATAGTATCAGGTGTTTGCGATTAGTCTCGACATAACGGACAAGTGTAGCGATAATATCATCAGCCTCTGCACCGTATGCCTCTACTACTTTATATGGGAAGTGTTCTTTTAGTTCATCTCGTATTGCATTAAGGCAACCGAAAATAACATCCCAGTCATATCCAGTAGATGCTCGTTCTTTCTTTCTATTTGCTTTATAGTTTGGAAAATAATCTCGGCGCCAGTAATGTTTATTGTCACAACAGATTACCAACTCACCATATTCTTCATTAAATCTTGATCTATAATAACGGAGACTATTCAAGACAAGATGACGAACCAAATCTTCGCTCAGTTCTTCACCTCTATTAAGCGCAACCATTGTACTACCAATAGCTATTTGTGTATAATCAATTAATATCATATTATATTACTTTGGAGCCACCGAGAGGAATCGAACCTCCGACCTAAGGTTTACAAAACCCTTGCTCTACCGACTGAGCTACAGTGGCCATTTATCATACTTATAAGTATATCAAATATCTTCGTAGAAGTCAAGGGGTCTTGGAATTTTCATAAATCCGTCTTTATCATATGCAGGAGCAATAGTTTTCCACCGCATAGTATTTTCTTGATCTTTTCCATAAAACAAATCCAACCATGTTGCAGTATCTAAATATGTTGCAATATTTTTTAGATAACCTTCACGATTAAATAACTCTCGTCTTAATTCACGCTCATCTTTACCTGATGCTTTGCGAATAAGAGGTTTCAATTCTTTCACACGGACTTTGTTATGTTTTTCCCATTCTTTAACATTTTTGAGACTGAGGTAGTCATCGACATCAAGAGCCTTTACATCTGGATGGACATTTTTGTACTCTGCTGGTTTCTTGGCCGCTCGGACCTTTGCCATTTTATCTACATTTTCTGACATGGTGATTTGCCTTGATAATTAATGATGCCTTCATTCACTAGGTATTCAATCAAATCATAATAACGTCCGACTCGTTTACCATCTACCATAACTACAGGTAGGCGTCTAATCTTCTCACCTACTCTATTAGAAATTAAATCTAACGAATCGTTTTCACCAAAAGTATACACTGAAAATCGTATATTATTTTCATCCAATAATTTCAATATGTCCAATGCAGCCTTATCATATTTAGCATATAGATACAACTCAATATTCATTATCTCGCAGGATTTCGCTTTATGCGTTGATCCTCCTGCCTCTTTTTTTCCTTTTTAACAGCCATTTCTTTCGCTAATTTTTTCCTAATACTAGGTTTAATATAATGCTCTCGCTGTTTAACTTCATTTATAATATCCTTTTTCTCTACATTTTTCTTAAACCGTCTATATAGAGAATCAAAAGATTCGCCTCTAAATTTCTTTTTTACCATAATATATTCTCCTATTTATACCTTTTTATTAGTATACCATATTATTAAATTGTTGTCAAGTTAAAAAAGTCTGGAACTCAAAAATTGCTGGGCGGATTTAGCAGGGTGCTTTTTATTCAGAATTTTTTGGCATCCACTCATTAGGCGGCATATCATAGAACAGATACTTTTCCTCATCATCACTAAATGCATTAGTATTTTTCTTTGATTCTTCTTTTATCTCACCAACTACCATAATGCCTAGTTTATTTTTATTATCAGCAGCTTCCAAATTTTTTTCCAATTCTTCTGACCATGGATAGATATGCAATCTAGGTTCTTTTTCTCCTGCTGCAATCAATAATATATAAATTCTATCATTACGTTTATCAGACAAATGATACAGATATACCACTCTTTCTTTTATTTTATATTCTGTTCCGTATCCTAAAACAGATTGATATGTATACCATGTAGAAATGGCCACAGCTATCATAGATGGTATCAATATGGACTTAAACAAATAATTTTTTGGTACAAGTATCAAAGCCCATAAGGATAAAAGAGCAATCAAAACTAAACTAGCATATATAATAAATTCCACTAATCTTCTCCAAACTCTCCGGGTGGAGGTCCTGTATTCCAATCACCAAACCAATTTTCTAGTGCAACAGGATCTGGTTGTGCATTTTCAGGTCCATCACCACTTATATCATACACAGAACCTGCTCCTATCAATAATTCCTTATCTCTATTTATTTCCACCACTTTACCTTCATCATCCAATGTAAATTTAAATGCGGTAAATTCTTGTCCTTTTTTAGAAGCTATAAATGTTGCCTCAATTATCTCCTCATAAGGATTTAATTTAATCAACTGAACTTTTACAGTACTATCACGAAACCTTTTATCTAACCAACCTTTTTTATTATATACATGAACATTTACTAAATATTGACCGCTCTGGTATCCTCTCAAAGAAACTACTTCTTTATTTCTTAAAACATATTTAACTTTACCATCAGCAGTTTTTATTTTATCATTAGAAAGACCTAGATCATCTCTATCTAAATGCATAAACCCCACACCACGATTTCTAAACGATAGAATACCACCATTAGGACCTCTTACCCACAAATCTAAATCATCACCAGATTCATCATCCCATTTCATAATTATAATAAAATCTGATTTTTCTTCAACATCATTTTCTTTGGCAATTGGATTCATCAATATGAATGCCAACAAAAACAAAAAGGCCAGGCCTACTACAATGTTAAAAAGTAAATCTGTGAAGGCAACATTCGATACATATTTTGGATTATTGGCCATATCATTTTTCTATTTGTCTTTCAATAGTAACCAATTGTATCTTAATAGCCAAAGAACTTATTAGACCAACAAGAGTTGTATACAAGGCAGTAGACATACCCAAAGACATATTAATCAAGGCCTTTTGTACTGATACTATATTAGTAACATCTAATTCATTAAATGCAGTTCCCAGCATTAAAATAAATCCTGTTACCGTACCAATAAGACCTAGTACAAGACAAGATTCAGCAATAAACCATCCATCTTCTAGATCATAAACAGCTTCCTTGGGTGTAATATTTTTTTCTTTAAATGAATATATCTTTTTTCCTAACCATAAGGAAACTAGAATTAATATTCCGAGAATAATAAACCCTATCCGAGTCGTATCTTCTCGGTACAGGTGATGGAAGAAATTAAAATGGTATGCTACTGTGCCTAAAGCAATTTGAGTACAGAATAAGAACCACCATCTTATTAAGATACTAGAAACATTTCCCACAACTAGTCGTCGTCTTTAGATGATAAATCTTTACCTTGACCACGCAATCTAAAATCCTTTCTTTTTGATGATTTGGTAACTCTATCTACAGATTCTATATCATCGGGTCGTTTTACTTGTCTCCTAAGCATCATTCTTACAGCTGCAGCACTTTTACCGGGAACATAAAAGGAAGGTAATCCTTTTAATTTAACTTTGAAATCCATTTCTTCGGTTGTCGTATTATTTTTTAATCTATCAAGAATTTTATTTGTATCATTACTAAACTTTCTACGAGTGGCTCTTAACTTACCAGCGATTCTCTTATCTGCTGTCTTGTAGTCTTGTTTCTTTTCAGCATCGGCTTGTGATGCAGATGCCTTCTTGGCATAACTGTCCATCGTCTTGTTGCTGAGTTCGTCAATCTCTACCTCTTCAAAATATCCTCTATCAGGATCATCCATTCGTGGTGGAACTTTCATATCTTTAGAAGGTTTTGTTTTCTTATTAAATACTTTCTCAACATCTTTCATTCTTTTGGCAGCTTGAGCTCGCCTCTGCGCTCTAACCTTTTGCAGATCCAAAGCTTCTGGCGTCAGTTCAACTTCGTCCTTGATACCTTGTACGGCAGGATGGTCTGGATCTTTCTTCTTAATATCCTTCATAACCTTTTGCAACTTCTCTCTTGCTGCTTTTGCTTTTGGACTATCTAAAGGAGACTTATCTCGTATCAAGGCTGAACCAAAAGCTCGTGCCTGATGTTTATTTACTTCATCAATCTCTACTTCTTCTCGTTTTTGACCCATGTCTATTTTGCCTTTGTAGGTCGTCTTACGAACTTCACCATGTTTAGTTTTAGTCACAGTAGTCTTATCTTTCCGTATACCCAAACGCTTTTCTGCATCTCTTACTTTTTTCGCAGCATCTTTTAGACCACCACCATAAGCACCACCTTCTTCTATTTCTTCTTCTTTAACATTTTGTACGGCAGGATGATCTGGGTCTTTCTTCTTAATACCCTTCAAAACCTTTTTCAATTTTTCTCTTGCTGCTTTTGCTTTTGGACTATCTAAAGGAGACTCATACGCCTCTTCTACTTCTTCATTAGGACCATAACCTTTTGGTGTTACATCTTTTGTTTTGTATTTGACTTCTCGTTTCTTTTGGCCATCTGCCATGCGCTTAGCGGCATCTGGTTTTGGATTACCTTTCTTATCAAAGAACTTGGCAAGATGTGGTGGTAAGTTTGCCTCATCTACATCTTCCTTATACTTCTCTTTCTTTTCAGGTTTTCCATCTTGATCTTTATAATGAGGTTTGTCACCTTTATTCTTCATGTGCCAAGCTAATGCCCAAGGATTATCAATATCCTTATGCTTTTTCATTGCCTTCACCGAACCTTCCCAACCAGGTGGTGCTACTTCAGGAAGTTCTTGACCTATTCTCTCGACTTCGGCCATAGTTTCGGCCATTGACTTTCTATATCTTGACATGGTAGTATTCTCCTAATACTATTTATCAGTATATTGTTTTTACAGAATCACATAAATTCAATTTTTTTGCCTCTTTTGCTGAAAGGTATACATCTTCTGGTGGCAATAATTTTTCTCGTATCCTATCTTCATTTAAACCAGTGCATTTTTTATAGTGATTTATCATTCGTTCAGTAGATAATTCAAACTCTACTACTTGAGCAAACAGTTCATGTTCTTTACCCCATGACATCCAACTATACTGATGAGATAATATGGAAGTATTTGGTGTTAGAATACGATGGCCTGGTTCACCAGCAATGAACATCAATAGACCGCATGATGCAATAACACCCAACCCTACTGTGTAAACAGGAATAGTTGAGGCCTTCATTACATCAATTAAAGCAAACGCTGATGGTACATCACCACCATTACTACAAATCATTAGTTTGAGATATGGTCTTTTCTTTTTCTCTATATTTTGTTTTAGAATAAACTCTATCGCATCTTTACTACTTGATTCATCAACATCACTCATAAACAAATGAATACCTGACTCGTACAAATCGGCATCAGTTGTTGTTGAGTTATCGGTTTCATATATCTTTTTTGCCATTCACATTCTCCATAATATCTACAAACTTTTCGGCGTCAATAACTACGAGTGGTTTGTGGTTGTTTCTTTTTATCACTACCAATGGTGTGTAGTCGCCCGCATTGGCACAGGCCTGCTCATAGGCATCCCAAACATTTATCTTCTCTTGGTTCTTCGCCTCTACAGAGAATGGGAACTTCTCACGAGCTGCACGAGCCATTATCAAGTCCTCACCCCCGGCTCCCATAGACCTGGACTCAATATCTTCCGGATGTATGTCCAACTTCTCTATGAGCAG